AATACTTGTATAGATTGATTAAAGGATACACATGTCAGCTAGTTGGATTAACAAACTGAACGAATCAGATAGCCGTCTTCACAAAGAGGACGTTCTCAAGCAGGCTCTTGAGGCTGCTACCCTTGGTAGTACCAATGCACAAGTATTTTTAGGCTTGCTTAAAGCTTGTTACAATCCCTATGTGACATTTGGTGTCAAGCAAATTCCCGACACTGTAGGTATAGTTGGCGCTGAGAACCCTTGGCAGGCATTTAATGAACTATTACTTCAATTATCTCAGCGCCAACTGACTGGTCATGCCGCACGTGATGCCATTCTAGAAATTGCAGAACGGTTTAACAGTGATGAATGGAATACATTCTGTGCCCCTGTACTGCGCCGCGACATGCGGGCAGGTATCTCGTCAACTACTATCAATAAAATCTGTAAAAAGACAGACTACGAAATTCCCTTGTTCGGTTGCCAACTAGCAACTAACAGCGAAGGTCGCCCTGAAATGAAGGGCATGAAACGACTTGAGCCTAAGCTTGATGGCGTTCGTGTATTGATGACTGTCATCCCTAGCGACTTTGGTGTCACTGTGGTTAGCTACAGCCGCAACGGCAAAGTCTTTGAGAACTTTACACACATCGAAGAACAAATTTCATTGAACTGGACAACGATGGTACGTGCATGTGCAGGTGTCGATCAAGGTCGTAGCCTCATTGATGGTTTTGTTCTCGACGGTGAAGTGATTGGTAACACATTCCAAGAACTCATGCGACAAGCACGCCGTAAAACTGACGTTCAAGCGGATGACAGCGTTTTCAACATCTTTGATATTGTACCATTGAATGAATTCCGTGAAGGACATTGGAATGCTCAACTGAAAAAGCGTATTGCTTTGCTTGACAATATGCGTCCTGTCGTTGACACAATGGCTAATGTTGAACTGTTGCCTCACATCATGGTTGATCTTGATACTGCCGCAGGCAAAGACCAACTTGAACGCTATGCCAAAGACAACGTGAACGCAGGCTTTGAGGGTATTATGATTAAGAACATGGATGCACCTTATCTGTGCAAGCGTAGCACTGATTGGATGAAGTGGAAGCCAACTATCACTGTAGACTTAGAGGTTGTGGGTGTTGAAGAAGGCACTGGTCGTAATGTCGGGCGTTTGGGAGCACTTGTTTGTGCAGGTGTAGATGACGGAAAAGAAATCTCAGTCAACGTTGGTAGTGGTTTTAGTGATGGTGATCGGGATGACTATTGGACTAACCGCAATATGGTTATTGGTCGAACTGCTGAGGTCTTGTGTGATGTGATTACGCAAAATCAAGATGGTACTTACAGTTTGCGTTTCCCTCGCTTTGTTCGTTTTAGGGATGACAAGTGATTCCGCATACTGTATATGAAAGATCGATTCTTTTGGAAGAAATCGAGCGCGGTGAAAAGGTTGTCATTCCTAGTAGTTTGGAACATGCTGAATTTATGATTAAGGTGGCGCAGGATTATATTGCGAATCACAAACGGCAAATGATAGAGGTACTTAAACGATGAATGACAAAGACTTTTTCACCCAATACACTGTCAGTTGGAAACAAGAATATCTAGAATGGTATAATTTTGTTGACACAATATCTGAGGTTATGATAGAATCTAGTGACATGAAAGAAGCAAATGAACTTATCGAAAGGATTAAAAAGTTATGATTAAGATGCTATTGATTTTTGGATTGTTATTCGCAGGGTTCTATATGGGCATTCAAGCAGTAAGAACATTGAACGGAAAGGAAGCCTGGGTATTGACAAAAACAGTAGGCTATAGTATACTGTGTTCACTGTTGACGATTGTAGTGTTGGCTTCAATCGTTGTCGTTTTTTAAGGAATCATATGATCAATGATCGTTGGCTTAGGCCCTTGTATTTTGCATTGGGTTTTGTTTTTTGTTTTTATCTTTTTTCTACTGGAGTTATTTAAATGAATCGTTTTATTAAAGTTGGTTTTGTTCTCGCCGCAGTTGCTTTGACCTCTGCTTGTACTCGTATCGAGACTGGTGAAGTTGGTGTGCGAGTTGGTTTTGATAAACAGGTACAGCCCGGCGAACTTATGCCCGGCACTGGCTTTTTCGGTCTACATCAAGTCATGATTGGTGATGTGCTAACATTCCCGATCAAGGATGTTAATGTGGTCTTGGAGAATATGACTCCAGTGGCCAAAGACAACTCAACCATGAAAGATTTGGATGCTGTGGTTGTTTATAACATCAATCCACAGAATGTTGCCGAACTGTATTCTACTAAGAACAAGAGCTTTCACGCTGACTTCAAAGGCGACACTTATGTAATGTACAACTACATTGTTCAGAATGCTCGTAACGCTATCTACAAGGCGGCACGAAAGTACGAAGCACTGGACATGGCAGACAATCGCACTGAAATGGAAAACTTTATCAAAGAAGAAATCGTTCGTAACCTTGCTGAAGAAAAGTTGGACGGTTCAATTATGATCAGTCAGGTTATGATTCGTAACGTCTTGCCCAGCGACACAGTGGTCGAGTCAGCTAACGCATTGGTTCGTAGTAAGAACGAATTGAAGCAGAAGGAAGTCGAAGTTAAGACTGCTGAAGCTGAAAGCCGTCGTATGGCAGCACTGGCTAATAACTCTGGAGCAAGTATTCAGTTTATGCAGGCACAGGCCATGTTGAATATCTCCGAAGGTATCAAGAATGGACAAGTACAGACCATTGTTGTTCCAAGTAACTTCAATGCGCTAATGATGCCTAAATAAACACAATGAATCTTGCTGACTATTTTGCACTAAACAGATATCACGGCAAGTATCAAATAGGAGACCGTATCATTGGAAAATGGCACGGTATCCCATTTGTGGGAACAGTATACAACGATAGCGTAGTCTCTGAAATTGAGGGGCCGAAGCTATCAGTGCATTCTGATTTGCCTATCAAGTATAAAGATAAGTACTATAACATTATCAACCCCAAGCACAAAGATATACGCAAACTTAAGGAAATAGGAGAAAAAGATGGTAACAATCGTAAAGCATGAATGGCATCAACACGATAGACAATATGCGATTGAACTGGATGAAGCACTATTAAGTGAAATATATCCTGACTTGGATGAGGAAGAGATTGCACAGAAACTCGCAGACATTGAATCAGGTGAAGTTGATTACGAAGAAGTTATCAATGATGCCTACGAAAATGATGTAGAGATTGAATGGGACTTTCAATACGATGACTGCTGGACTGACCGAAAAGGTGGTTATGATGTTACCTACGAACTAGGTGATGAAGATAGTTGGCATCACGAACCCGAACCTGACCCACCAACACACAAGTGTACTAACTGCAAGTGGGAAGGCAGTGAATACGAAGCTGATTGGCAATGGCAAGACAAAGATGGCAATGACTTAGATGAACCTAAAAAGGTTTGTAAGTATTGCGAAAGCGATATTGCACTGACTGAGTTTGGCGTACAGAAGAAGAAAGAATCTGATGAACGTACTGCACGATGGCTTAAAGAAGCGGCAGAGGATGAAAAAGCTGTTCCTTGTTTCAGTTGCGGTATGATGCACAAAGAAAGTGAACTGCCTGAAGTCAAAGAAACTGGTTACTACTGTCCTGATTGTAATGAAGATTGGGTTATGATGGATAGCCGGGAAGAATCTAACGATGATTGACGATATTGTAGGAAAAAGCCACACATTTGAAGATGGCGATAGCATAACTATCACGCAAATAAAGATACGTGATGGCGGTATACCATGGGTAACATACCAAATTCAACAAGGCCCGGGCATACCTAGACGATTAGTTATGTCATTGATTGAATTTACAAACACATACGGGCATTTATTCGGGATAAGTGAAGACAATTTGCCTGACTTTCCTGACTAAATACTAGCTTATGAAAAAACTTTTAAGCCTTTCCAATATAACATTGTTGGTTGCACTGGCATTGAGTACAGTTGCAGCCTACTATAGTATTATAGGTTTAACTGCTATCTTTGCTGGAGCAGTTATTCCTATTATTATAATGGGTTCTATTCTAGAAGTAGGAAAGATCACTACTACTGTTTGGCTACGTAAGTACTGGCATCGTGCTAGTCTTTCTATTAAAATGTACTTGGTGCCGGCTGTAATATTACTTGCCTTTTTAACCAGTATGGGCATCTTTGGCTTTTTAAGTAAAGCACACAGCGACAATAACTTAGTATCAGGGGATGTGCAAGCCAAGATTGCAGTCTACGATGAAAAGATTAAAACAGCAAGGGAAAATATAGATGCAAATCGCAAAGCACTCAAGCAAATGGATGAGGCTGTGGACCAAGTTATGGGTCGAAGTCAAGATGAAAAAGGTGCGGACAAAGCGGTTTCGCTACGTAGAGGGCAGGCCAAAGAACGCACTAGATTACTTTCTGAGATTACAGCCGAACAGAAAGTTATTGCCCAACTTAGTGAAGAACGGGCACCCATTGCCGCTGAAGTACGTAAGGTCGAGGCGGAAGTAGGCCCAATAAAGTATATTGCCGCGTTTATTTACGGCGATAACCCTGATACAAATTTATTAGAAGCCGCTGTTCGTTGGGTCATTATTCTTATTGTTATTGTTTTTGATCCATTAGCTATTGCACTTGTATTGGCTGCTAACTCAAGTAGAAAATGGGATGAAGAGGAAGAAATTATTCCCTTACCTGTAGTAGAAGTTAGTGATAAGCCGGTGCCAGAAGAAATAACTCCTGAATCTGAACCGGTTGTTGAAACACCAAAACCTGAACCAATACAATTTGTTGATCCGGGTGAGCACCCAAAAGATTTTGATGACAAGATTACAGAAGAAGTGATAACTGAATCACCATTGCCGGAACCAGATCCTGTTGTAAAATCTGAACCAGAGAAGTCTTTACTAGAACAGCATCCGTACTTGACAGCAGGATTCCCGCATTTTAAAGATTTAACTCCACTGGTTCATAAGCCCGAAGTAAAAGAAGAACCAATAGTCGTGATAACAGAAGATGAAATGGCAGCAACTGCATCATCTGATGTAAGAATATCATCTGAGCCGGCATTTAAAGAAGTAGACGGCGGGTATGTTATCTATGACGGCAAGATGATAGCAAAAGATGCATTGAAAGAAATGAAACCTCAACTCTTTAAGTTGACTGCTGATTCAGGTGTACCGGTGTCTACTAGCTTCGGCACACAATTCCCTAGGACAGCACATAAAGGTGATACATTCATTCGTGTCGATACACTTCCTAATCGTGTATTCAAGTTTGATGGCAAGCGTTGGTTTGAAATTAACAAAGACACTGTTGATGCGTACTTGTATGATGAAAACTATATCAAGTACCTGATTGTAAAGATTGATAACGGTGAGTATGATTTAGATTTGTTGTCAGATAAAGAAAAAGAACAAATCGAATATTACCTTAACTCTAGTAAGTAATCAAGATTAGCAGTATAATTTATACTTCTAATCTTTTCATGATATATAAAGAATGACCCAAGAAAACAACAAACTAGACCATTGTTCCTTTTGCGGCAATCACAAAGATGTAGTCAAAAAGCTAATCGTAAGTGAGTCCGTAGCAATTTGCAGTGATTGCATAGACCTTTGCACACAACTTATAAAAGACGATGTAACTATTGATATAGACAAAGACACTCCGCCTAACTTAGATCCAGTAGAAATCAAAGCATACT